TATAATCTGGATTGATCTCCTCAATCTTCGAGCCCACTTTCCATGGAAGGGTAATCTTGACTTCGTTGTAGCGAGGGCAATCAACATAACGGAACCTGCTGGGATCAAGATAATCAACAGTATAACCATCCCGAACCGCACACGCTTCAATATTTTTGTAAGTGGTAACAACACCATTGATTTGATCTGGTAAATTATCCGTAATAATTAAAATCTTTTTTGTCATTGAACTACTTGAGTATGTTTATGCTTTAGTGACTTCTTCAATGCTTTTAACCATAATTTCTTTTCTTTTACTGTATCATGTTTCAAAATTGCTTGGTACATTTTCTTTACTATCTTCTGAACTTTCATTATCGTTCTCCTTTGTCCATGTGACTATTTCCCAGCGACCATCGGTATGCTCAACAAGAGCAGTACATGATTCAACCCAGTCTCCGTCATTCATATATGTTACACCATCAATTTCTTTAATCTCTGCGTGATGAATATGACCACAAATGACTCCATCAAACCCTCGCTTTTTACAATAACGAGCGATATTAGTTTCAAACTGAAACATAAAGTCAGACGCTTTCTTTACTCTATGTTTTAGATATTTAGATAATGACCAGTATCCAAATCCCAGCTTGTGTCGTACCCAGTTGAAACGAGAATTCCAATCAAGAACCAAGTCGTAGAGTTTGTCACCAAGAAACGCAAGCCAAGGAGCAAGGCGAGTAATACCATCAAAAAGATCACCATGCGTGACAAGATATCTTTTCCCATCTACACCAACATGCTCCGTTTGATTTTTTATTTCAACCAGACCAAAAGAAAATCCATAGGGGATCATTGGTCTTAAGAATTCATCATGATTGCCTGCGACATAAATCACTTTTGTTCCACGCTTGGCATGTCCAAGAACTCTACGAACTACATTCGTATGAGACTGTTTCCATCGCCACTTATTCTGCTGAATCTTCCAAGCATCAATTATATCACCTACAAGATATAAAGTCTCGCAGGTGTTATGTTTCAGAAAGTTATTTAATTTAGTTGCTTGGCAGTCACGAGTACCTAAGTGAACATCACTTATGAATATCGTGCGGTATTTCATTATACCACCATCATTATTGCGCTTGCTGCTGTAACGATAAACCTCATTGCTTGTTCATCAGTAGATAGTTCTTGAGCAGCACGGACTTGAGCCACCTGTTCTACTAGATACTGATACTCTTCTTTAGATAATTCACCAGACTGATACTGTTCGTGTAATACTAATAGTTCATTAGCCAGTGATGCTGCTGGTCCACCAGTTCCTGCTACTTCTCTTAATTGTTCTAACATTATCTTCCCTTCCAAGCATCAACGACTACATTGATTCTTGTTTTGTTAATTTTTAAGATGTTATCGCAGAATGTATTATTCTTTGAATCTTTTGCTTTACCTAATGCTTCATGTAATTGTTTAATAGAATTAGCCTGTGGATCATTTCTTAGTTCAGAATATACTGCAAGTTTATTAACTTTATCCAACGCATCATTCCATGGTTCTTTTTGTTCACAAGACAGTTTATCAACAGCAATCTTTGTGTTCACTAAATTATCAAACATCACGGGATCATGTTTCTTTGGCATCAATAGTATAAGAGAGCATCCATTTAAACATAATACTACTAATATAACTAAAAGTTTTTTCATTACCACTCCTTGTAGTTTCCTCTAGTTGTCTCCATCATCTTCAACTGCTCTGGAAGTGCAGGAGAAAAGTTTATACCAGTATACTGTTCCAACTCAGAAATAGAAACTACATAATTCTCTATTTGTTTAGGGTCTAACTTTTGGTTTGGAAATAAGAATGCGATTGAAGTGAATCGTTTTGGATCAATTACAATTTTGTATACGAATGATGGAACTTTTACTCCATTACCCATTGTTGGAGAGTTGGCATCAAAAATCGTACCTGTAATAACATTTAAGTGTCCATACTTGGATGCCCAATATCTGGTGTTCTCTTCTAGATATTTCCAGATCCCACGATTGTTTCCTGGACTTTGTGGCATCATATTTGTTAGCAAAAAACTTTCACTCATCACTCCTGCATCATATGTAAAGTTTGCTGCAGGTGCCATGTGACCACGATCAAGACCAGCACCTTGATAGTCTTTTAATGTCACACGATACTGTTGAGGGATTTGTGGATCTTCACGGAAATCATCTTTACGAGAAACTGCCTTAGTTACTAGCAGTTCTGGTTTGATGACTTCAGCGACAAAGTAAGCAACTTTGGTTTGATAGTTATAGTTGACAGCATAACCAGTACGACATAGGTACTGGTTATTGCCTTCTTGAGAGATTTGTGGTGCACCCCAAACTACATGTTGTGGACACGAATCGTCAATCGGATTCGCTAGTGCGTTTAGGCTTAGGGCACAGAGTAAAGTTAGTAAGATTCTTTTCACTTGCATTTCCAATCAATTTATACGGTAAAAAATAATATTCTATCATGAGATATACTAAAGCATCATAATAGAAAAACGGATTCACTGTTATTTAGCAAGTGGGTTATCTAGTGCTCTTTGAATCTTACGATCTACATCTCTTTCTAAATTCTTAGCTACGCTTTCTGATTCTTTACGAACTTGTCTTACCTCATCACGAACTTCTTTAACTGCCTGATCAGTTTCTCTTGATGTTTGTTTGGCACTGCGTTCGACATTTTCAACAACACCTTCTAGACGACGGATATCGTTCTTTAAGTCGCCTTTGATATCACGAGTATAATCGCTAGTCTTTTGGCTATTTTCTTCAATAACAGCTAGTTTCTTATAAACTTCTGTTAAGTCTGGAGTTACATATTTGGCAATTTTAGTCTTCATATCTTGATAGTCTTTGTAGACTTCAAATGCACCATAAAGACCACCTAGTGTAGAAGAAACAATAGTGAACGCAATCATTAGTTTGGCTGGAGTGAACTCATATCCACCGATACTAATAACTGTATCTTTACTAGCGTACTTCTTTACACCTGCTTCTAGTTCATCGATCTTAGCATCGACACTTTTTATTTCTTCTGACATTTTAGTGATCCTTTATTGTGCCTAGTTTGTTTCTGATACCCATTCTATCTTCAAGAATCGCAATGTGTTGACGATTTTCAAAAATTGTATCACGATTCTTTTGAATTTCTTTTTCTAAATCTTGACGGAGTTTCTCACGAGCCAATTCGGCACCACTGTTACTTGCTTGCTTGTTGTCTGTTGTAACAACCAAACTTACCTTCTGATTTAAAATAGTTACATCATGCTGTAACGCACCCAATGCACTAATCAGGTAACCAGTGCTACCGATTAACAGTGGTAATAGTGCAAATAATAACTTCTCAATGAATGCGCCTTTGTCGTTTTCTTTTTGTTCTGCCATTTTATTTCTCCTTGTTATATTGTGATTCTACCATGTCATTGTGTAGTTTATCAGTGCCACCAAACATTCTTAGATTAGCACGATTATCAATATTCTTTTGATTTCCATAAACTTGATATGGTTTATAGAACTGTTGTTGAACAATTAGCTGTTTGCTATAAGCATCAAATCCAGGAGTAAACCCCATTGCTTGAATAACTACATTCTGAACTGCTTTTTGTGCTTCTAAGTCTGATGCTTTACCCATTTCGCCAGCAAGATTCTTACCCTTTTCTACGGCATCTGCCTTTGCTGCAGCTTCTCGTTTTGCTTGGATTTCTTGTCGGACAGTTGGTGCTGCTGGTTTATCAGATGACGCTTGAGCAGTATTAGTATTCGGTGGCGGAGGACTGCCTCCAGTGCCTTTCGGAGCATCATCTTTTTTGTCCTCTTGTTTGTCATTACCACCTTTTGGCTCAGGTTTATCTCCACCCTTTGGTTCGTTCTGAGCCATCTGTTGTTGCGGAGGTGGTGGAGGTGGTGCTAACTGAACTGCTGCTGGTGCAGTGTTAGTTGTAGATGGTTTAGCAGTAATTGCTTTATCCACATTAGTATCACCTGTAACTGATGCACCAGTAGAAACTGAACCATCAGTATTAATAGTTGTTGTAACAGTATTGACTGCTACCTTAGTAGTGGCTGGATCGTTTGCTTTTACTGCAGCTGTATCTGAGAGAGAGCCATTGACTGCATTGGCAACTGTTGAGTCAGATGATATTGGTGTTAGATATTTAATTGCATATGCAGTGTTATATCCTTCACATTTTCTAGAGTAAAGAGAATCTTTAATACACTGAGAATCTAGATACGCTTGTTCGTATCCTGGACATGTAGTACTATAAAGAGGATTGATAGTGCACTGATATGTTAGATAAGCAGAAGCATAAGTTGGGCAAGACGGATCTGAAAGAGGATTGGCAGTACACTGTTGAGTAAACATTGCTGCTGCATAACCTGGACATGCAGAATTATATGTCGGATTCGCTGCACACATTTGAGCCTGATATGCTGCTTGATAACCAGAACATGTTGTAGATGATAGTGGATTAACTACGCATGGGTCTGGTGTATATTTCCAGCTACTAAACTTATTGAAAACAGCACCAGTGCCATATACATTATCAACCAGAGCAAAGCCACCCATATCACCGAGCAATAATGAGTTATTAAAAACATGAGAATTTGTTATTGAACCAGATGAATTCTGTTCTTCATGGTAATGACTATTAGAATATAAAACACTTCCATCAATCTTTGTTACTGCAACACCAACAGCAATAGATGATGGTTCCCATTTTGAACAACCAAGAGTTCCGTCAGGATTCGTTCCAGCAACTGAACACCATGTTCCACCAAGAACATAGTCATATCCATAATTTAAACCATGTATTTTTAATCCAGCACCAACTAAGTCTAATGCTTGATTGATAGCATAACTTTCCGCATACATTCTTCTGCTGGTAAGAATATCATTGAACCCAGCACAAGATGATGAGTATGCTGGATTGCTCATACATGGATCAGTTGTATAGTTTAAAGTTAGAGATGGATCACGAACTCTTGGACCATAATAACCTGCCCAGAATCTACTATCCTTACCAGTAAATGATAATGCAATTGAATCTGCAGCAAGAAGATCTTGAGGATTATTAAATGTTTCTGTTCCCTTCTTTAACTCAAATCCCTCAGTGGGAGTATTATAATTGTAAGTATAAGATTGTAGAGCAGTACCACCTCTTAACATCTCAACTTTACCACTTAATGTTCCTGACTGTTGACCAGAGTTATCAATTTGCCATGAATAATTATATCCATTAATTTTAATACCAGAATTTGATAAATCTAATGCATGTTGAAGCGCAAATGCTTCAGCAGTTATTCTTTGTGTTGCTGTTGCATTTGTGTATCCGAAAATTAAAGTATTTGTTCCAGAGTTGAATGCTGGACCAGAACCACCACCACTTAATCCACCAGCAGCACCAGCAACTGAACCAGTCCATGCACCAACTGTTGGTGTTAGTATGTTTTGAGATACAATTGGAGTTTGTGCTTTGACTGAGCAAGATCCGAATCCTGCCATCAAAATTGCAGCAATTACAGCAACTAACTTCATGAGTTAGTCCTGACTTTTAACTTTTTGTGGTTGACGCTTTGGATCTGCTGACCAAATTTCTTTGGCAGACTCTCCGATTTTACCATCAACTGGACAAGGTGTACCAGCATTCATCATTGCTGAGAATACTCGTTCATCTTGACACATGATAGCAACTGCAGCTACTTTCATACCCATATCGTAAATACCACGAGCAAGTTTTAATCGTTCGCAGTTTTTATCAACCATAGTTGAACCAAAGCTGATACCTAAGATTTGAGTTTGTGCTGCGCCAGATACACCCACTGCGCAAACATCGGAGTTGATAACAGTAACTGCTGGTGCGACGGCAGTTGGTGGAGGAGATTTAACAGTTGTGGTGCTAGTAGAGTTTGAATCTGTTGTACTTCTACTTGTCGAGTCGGTTACGATAGGATCTGCCATCGTAAGTGATGTAGTCATGACAAAAAGCACCGCTGTAGCGATTCTTTTGTACATTTGAATTACCTTTTTTTATAGTGTTATAGGAATCCATAACCAAAGTGCTTGTGACATTAACAATGCTCCAACAATACCTACACCAATACTTGCTTTAAACATTCTGTTATTTACTGCCAATATTGAAGCTGTTAATAATACAATAGCGATTTGAAATAAAGAACCAGCATAGGTGTAGAAAGGACTTCTACTTTTTGCTTCTGCCCTGCCTGCTTCTAAATTTCTGGCTTTTGCCATCAATTCTACTTTACCCTCTCCTGTTTTAGGATCGGATTCATATCTAGCGATTTTAGCTGTTAATTTTTCAATCTTAACTTTATCATTGCGATATTGTGCGTCATCTAGAGATTGCTCAGCTAATGTTTGTTTAATCGATTTTGCTTGGTAAAATGCCCAAGTGTTATTTGCTTCGATTGTATTATTCAAAATTTTACTAGAATTAGAACCACCCATCAATGTATTGATGGCTAGCAATGCTGCAAGAACGCAGATTACTAGACCAGCTTTGTCTTTGATTTGTGCTTCTCTCTCAGAACGAGAAAGTGGTTTTACTTCTTCTGCCATCTAAAACTCCAAATAGTTACTATCTTGTCTATTTAGTGGTTTGCAATTCTTCTACTTCTTTTTCAATGGTTTTGACACCAATAGATTCACCATGAAAAGCTGGTGTAACTCTTCTTCCTGCAGAATCGAATTCAATAACCTTTGGGGGATTACTTATAGTCCAATCAGGCTCTTTAACTTCTGGAACAGAGACTGTTTCACTTCCGCTGGTGGATATTCTACTTGTGTCGGTGCTGCTAGACTGGCTATCACTTCTTTCATTTCCAGATCCCTCTGCTCTGGTGTTACCAACTTCTGTTGTTTGTTCGACCAAACTCGGACTGGTTTTACTTGAGAATTTTCTAAAGAATCGTTCTTTAATTGCGTTGGCTTTTTCGGTGAAGTTTTCTTTGCTGGGGTTTTCGCTGGTGACTTCTTTGCTGGAGTCTTTTTCTCTGTAGGTTTCTGAATCATGATGGGCTTCCTCTTTTCTAATTGGCATATTAGCAGCCATTAATAATAGCACTGCTAGCGGATCAAATACTAACACAATCATAATAATTACTATACGAACTGCTTTTTCCAAAATGGTATTATCGGGATTATCCCCATAAATCAATGCAGCTATATATTTGATTGGTCCAACTTCTGCTTCTACTTTTCGTAGTTCAGCAGCAATTGGTGCTCGTTCTTCATTCAGTCTGGCGATTCTGGTTTGAGCTGATCCAATTTCAGTAAGTAGTGTGGTGCGCTCTTTCTGCTGTCCTCGTCTAATTTGTAGAGATCTCTCCACACCCTTCGAGTCTTCACTTCTTCCGATGGTTTGGTCAACTTGAACATCCAGCTGTTTGAGTTGTGCTCTTGCAGCATCTATATTCTCTTTTTCTGTTTTAAGTTTTTCGTCAAACAAAGCAATCTTACTGGAGACATCACCAGTAGGAACTGCTTGATCTAAGTGTGCTTTTGATAGGAATCCAAAAATACCCATTGAAGTCAACAACATCAAAACTACCAAAGCAAATGAGAAATATCCTCTCATTAAAAGAGGAACATCTTTCCATGAACGATATAGCCATGAAGCAACTACAAGTTTAGCAAACTCAAGCACACCGCCCATTACGATGATAGGGATTACGGCTGCAGCAAAAATGGCTGCAAGCCCAGCAATGGAATAATATGCTGAAACAATCGATAAACATACAGCTGTAAAATACAGCAAGTACTTTATTTGCTTTGTTTGATATGAGATCTGTGTATCCTGCATTGAATCTGTCCGTTGTACCATAATTCTGGGTGTTCTAACACCTCATTAAGGAACTGCTCTTTTGCTTCGAAATATGATGTCGATCCTTTATTTAGGCAAAAATGGAGGATTTCTCTGCGAAACGAGTCTTCCCCCAATTTGGCAACATCCGCTTGTACTTCTTCAGAAGAAGACCAGTATGTTCTCCAGTCGGACTCAACTTTTGTTTTCTTCTTTTTACCTTTAATTATACGCTGTTTTGAAAACCAAAACAACTTTTTACCAATATATTTCCTACCATCTGCAAGATTGGTAATCAAGTATACAAACCCAGTCCATTTTGCAATGTCTTCGCCAGTATACTCTTTACCATCATGGAGCCATGTCACTGCTCACCCTCATCAAATTCTTCTTCTTCGTAGATATCTGCCGAACAGACAGGACAATAGACAATATCTTCTAACTGAATGTCAGTTCCTTTGATTACTATCTTACCTTCTGAGCCACAAGATTCACATTCAAATACTTTTGTGGTCATGCTGCTTTCCCCCAAACATCTCCCCAATCACCAGACAGTGCACCCTTAGCATAGTCAGTTACACGATTCTCAAAGAAGTTACCGTGAATTGGAGCATTAATCATTTCCTCAACCCATGGTAGTGGATTTCTTTTAACTTTAAAGATACCTTTCATACCAAGAGAGATTAGACGACGATCTGCAATGTAACGAATATATTTCTTAACATCTTCTGCAGATAACTCTCTCATATCACCACCTTGATAGCAGAGATCAATAAACTTATCTTCTAACT